TTTGCATTAGATATAATAATCTAATCATACAATTTAAAATCAGGAATATTAATAATGTCACCAATAATATAAATCTCATTATCTAGTTTAATAAAATTATTATTAGCATCTTTTTCTACTCTTCCTACTGGAAAATTCAACTCTAAATCATATACTACACCTGATTCTTCATTAAACCAATAATAATTTTCTTGTGAATATGAATTATCATTAAATTTCTTTACAGCTTTGATTTTTAATACTTTAATCTTAATTCTATTAGATTCTTTTGAATTCATACCATTATCAATCTTCATATCATTATCTATATTATTCATAAAAGCAGGTCCAATTGGTTTTTCAAATAATGTATCTTCATTAAATTGAAAACATTTATATTTACTACCCATCATATTATGAGCCTTGAATAGTTCACAATCAACAGCTGCCTCTTTAACTGCATCAATAAATGACAATAATAAGTTATTTTTCTTACGTGATATATCTTCCATCTTTTCATCAGTTGTTATTTTTTTATTATTACGAACCATCTTATATCTAAATACATCTACCTTACGTTCTTCTTGTGGCAAATCTTTATGTTGACAGAAACGTAGCGCACGACCAATAACTTGCTCAATACGAACTTCATTCCAATAAGGTTCTACGATATGTACTTGTCTAACATTATTCAAGTTAATACCTTCTGTACCGGCTGGAGAAATCATAATAATTTTGCAATATTTACCATATTTATTTTCACTCTTATTGAAAATTTTTTTATTAATCTTACGAACATCTCTTTCTACTCCACCGTGAAATTCACAATATCTTAAACCATCTTTTTCTAATTTCTTTTCAGGTTCTAGGATATCTTTATTAAATTCCTTATCATCATCAATACTAAGAAAACCAAAAAAACTTAAATAAACTTTTAATAATTGTAAACCCTCCATTTCTACATAGTTGGAATAAATCATAACTGTACCCTTTGTCTTTAATATATTAAAAATAATTCTAATAAATTTAGGACTACACATATTCATATTAATTAATAAAGTACTCTTTTTCTTCTCTTTCTCCATAAAATCACTAAAACTACCATCATAATCTGTTCTAAATTTTTTTATATCGTCCATAATTGTATATTTATTCTCTTTATCAATTCGCAATGACTCTTTAAGATACTCAATAAATGCATTTACAAAAGTGCGAGTAGCTTTCATATATTCCATTATTTCAGCTTTACTTTTAGTTATCTCCTTCTTTTTTTCTAAATTTTTACCTTCTGTAATAACAACTGCATCAGTTTCTTTGATTCTGAAATGACTTGGACGAGGACGTTTCTCACCATTTACTTTTTCATCAATATTAGGGAAAACAAAATTACATGATTGCCTAGTATATGATGCATAGGTTGACATTTGATCACCCACTTTACCACGAGACATTTTAAGTCTTAATTTTTCTTTTTGTTCTTCTATTTCTTCATAATATTTATAAATTTCTTCGTGATATTTCTCCATTGGAATATTAACATAATGAACTGTTTTAGAAGCAAATTTATCAGGAGTTGCACCAATATAATATGATACTAATCCAAGAATACGACGTTGAAACATATTTTTTGCATTCTCATTTAGTGATGCAAAATTTGCAGATGAAATAAAAAGCTGTTGAAAAATACTTTCAGATGTTGGGAATGAACCAGGTCTCAATAAATTAAAAATAAGAGCAAACTCAAATGGATTATTGACAACAGGAGTAGCTGATAATAATACAATACGAGTGTTAGAGTTATCTTTCTTTTCTTGTTGGATATAATCATAAATAGTCTGTGCACGTTTACCCTTCTTACCAGAAACATTATTATACACATTATTCATAAAACGATGTGCTTCATCAATAATAAATACTGATGTTTTATTAGAATCTGCTTTCTTTACTTTTTCCAGAAAATCACGATCTGCAATAGGTGAATCATAATGAATAAAAATAATATTTTTAAAACGTTTTTCATATTCTGTTTTTGATATAAATGATTTGATATCTTTTAGCCAGGGATCATCATGTAATGATGCAGGAATAATTAAAAATATGTTCCATTTAGGAGTATAATTAAATAATACATTATAAATATTAATAGCAGTATATGTTTTACCTGCACCAACACCATGATAGACTAGGATATCTTTGAAAGGTGATGTATAATTTAAAAACTGTCCTACAAATTCCTGATATTTTGTAATACCAAAAACTCTCTTTTCATTACAAGGATCATCTCCCTCTTTTCTAATAATTTCTGGTAATATATATTTTTTAAAATTTTTCATAATCCAAGATGGAAATATTCTACCATTTTGTTCTAAATTAATATTTGACATTATAATTAATTTAGATAAAAAATATTGATAACATCAATTTTATAATAATATTAATTAAATTAGTAATCGGTATGGTCACAATTTTATCATCTTATAAAAATATTAAGAACTAGTATGATTCATTTTTAACATTATACAAAAACTAATTTAATTGAGCGAATCTAAGTTCGGAGTCTGAATATATTATAGTATCTGCTTCGGTAATTTCTATTATTTCCCATATATAACATAATTCAATATGTTGATTATTATTTATGTAAATATGTTGAATGATACTATTATGAGTTTGGTTATTTGGTAATGATTTTAAATATTTTATATATTCAATACCTATTTTTTTATTTAATTGAGAATATATATTATTTAATATAGTCATTATATTACTATCTTCTTTTTCTAATAAAGGAAATGTAGTGAACATAAAATTAATAAAATTATTTAGTTCATGAGTCATAGTATTAAATTTATCATATAATATGGCTACCCATTTTTCTAATATATTGCATCCTGTAATTGTTTTATAAAAAGTAGCATCTTTCATAACTCCTGGATTATCATAAAAATATTCTTTGATAGTATCGCACCACATACTATTATCCATGTACTGATGTAATCTAGAATGTACTATAGTATTATCCTCACTAAATAGAATATGTAAGATTCTTAATATACAAATTTCAAAACTATTATTTGTACACATGATTGGTTCTAATAAATCAGTATTATTATTGTTAGCAAGCATATCATCTGATGCAGAACTTGTAGATGAATCGGTTTCTGACATTTACTTTGATAAAAGTAAATCTCTTTATATAATAATTTAATAATTTAATAATTTAATAATTTAATAATTTAATAATTTAATAATTTAAAATTAAAATATATAGTATTATAATGCTTAATTACGCTGTTGAATTTATTGGAACTTTTGTTTTCCTTACTGCTATCCTTATGGCAACTGCTAAGGGTTCATCAATGGGCTCTATCGCTCCTCTTATAATTGGTATTGCATTAATCGGTTGTATCGGTGCTTTTGGTTCTGTAAGTGGTGGTCACTTTAATCCCAGTGTTACCGCAATGTTTTTCGCTAAAGGTGACATAAAACAAAATGATGCAATTGTATACATTGGTGCTCAAATTGCAGGTGGTTTAGCTGCTTGGAAATTTTTCACAGAAACCCAATCCAAATCAGAAGCTAAATAAATTTATTTTTTTATAATTTAAAAAATTAAAAATCTATATAATATAGTTATCATGTTTTCCATAATATTATAAATATTATTTATTTATAATATATAGTATAATGAAAAGATATATAGATAGTGTACCTGAAACATTATTAAATAATAATGGTGAAAAACAATATGCAGTTACTACATTATTAATGATTAATGATGATTATTTACCTGGATGTATTACTTTAGCTTATTCAATAGAATGTGCTAATAAAAAATTAAGAAAAGAAATTGATTTAATATGTATGGTTACACATGATATATCATATGAAGCAAAACAAGATTTATTACAATATTATGATAAAGTTATTGATATAGAATATATTGAAATTGGAATAGAAAATATTAAACATTCTAAAGAAAAAATAAAATATATATATTCTAAAGCATTTACCAAAATTAATTGCTTAAAATTAACTAATTATAAAAAAATATTACAAATAGATGTTGATATGATTGTTATTAAAGAAACTTTTTTTAATTTATTTAATATTAATACACCTGCATCACCGTTTGTTGGTTGTTTAGTATTTTATAAAAAAGATATTATAAAATATTATAAAAAAATATATGAAAAATATTTAAGTAATGGATTACTTATTCCAAAAAAATTATATGATATAAATTGTTCAAAATTATATAAAAAAAATAATATTGATAAAATGTCTTATTTAGGTATTGAATCAACTATTATATTATTAGAACCAAATATTGACGATTATAATAATATAATAAATATGATGAAAGAAAATAAAATAATTTTTACACCTTTGCACATTTAAAACGCCGATTTTTTAAATATGTAAATTATAAATAATTTTTTAATGTTTTTTTTCTATTAGAAGGTTTCTTATGATATTTTTCTGTTCTATTATAAGTTCCTTTAATTATATTTTCATACTTTTCTTTTGGTATATCTTTAATGACTTTTTCTATATTAGTTTTTAATTCTTTGTGAGTTAATCCATCTAATTTCTGTAATCTGGATTTCATCATACTAAAATAATTTTCTATTGAATTTGTAAAATGTTGATATGGAACACTATATAATAATGTATTATGCTTATTTACTAATTCTTTTATTTTAGCGTTTCTATGACTACTTGCATTATCCAAAATAATTAATTTATTTTTGTATTTTTTAGTTATATATTTTTCTAAAAATTCATATAATCTATCACTATCAATTCCACCTTTATCATATAAATCCCAACCTAAAACACCATTATAAGAAATTGCAAATATACCAGTGTATTTTTTGAAGACTTCTTGCGATTGTGTTTTAATTACACATCTTTTACCTAATTCACTATAACATTGATGTCTTTTCTGTAATCCACTTATACTTGTTTCATCTATACATATAATGTCTTCTAATTTATGTTTTTTAATTTCATCATAGAATTCTTTTAATTTTTGATTTATATTTATTTCTTTTCCAAATCTTTTTTCTGGTTCATTAAATAAAAATCTAAAGATTTTTATTTAAAGTAGGTTTTAGATTTTCTCTAGAAAATCTAAAACGTTCATGTCTTATTCTTGTTATTTTTAATGTAATATTGTTATCATTAACAATTCTATTGATATGAAACCTACTTAATTCTATCTTAAATTTTTCTTTTAATTTATGTTTTAATTCTGTCATAGTAATTGTTTTATTCTTTTTTATTTCATCTAATAAAAATTTAACATGTTCTTTATGAACTTTATATGCAACTGGTTTTCTATTTTCTCTTTTTATTTCACCTTCCTTTTCATATTTTTCAACCCGAAAAATAAAAATTTATTAAATTTTTATTTAAGGCTAATTTCTAAAAATCTAAGATTTTTAGAAAATACCCATCTCATTAAACTTCTTGGACTACATTTGAATATTTTACATACTTCCAATTGTGATTTATCACCAACTAAATAGTATTCAACAGCAGATAATTTAAAATCTTCACTTTTATGTTTTGATGTCAAGTTAAAATTTTTTTAACTTAATAAATTCAAATTATATTTGAATTTGTCATTTATACTTAATATTATGACATAAAATATTTAA